GCTCCTGCTCCTGCTCCTGCTCCTGCTCCTGCCCCTGCTCCTGCTCCTGCTCCTGCTCCTGCTCCTGCTCCTTATACTCAATCATCTACCAGCGCTGCCGCTGCTGCTCATGTTGCCGCCCCTGCTCCTGCTCCTACCCAGTTGAAATTTTCTCTCCCGACACCTTCTGCTGCTCCAGCTCCTCAAGCTCCTCAAGCTCCACCGATGATTCCTCCTGCTTATGTGCCTATACTACCTTTTAGGGTTTACGAAGGAAAAACTGGAACGAAAGCAGCCCAATTTATAGATGGTATCAACTATATAAATAATTTTATAGAAAATCACCAAAATAAAAGGGCTATTCAATCAAAATCAAAAATATTGGAAGGTATAGAGTATAGTAATAAATTCGGACGAGAAAATATTCAATATATTATCGACCAAGACATTTATCAGTTAATAATACCAGCATATGAACAAGCTATACGAAATTTACAGCTTCTTAATTCACAAACAGCTGGCGGTATTAATTTAAAAGAATTAATGAAACCCGGAACAAAGGTAAAGCCTGGTAAATTTGCTTTAAAAAAATAAGCAATACTTAAAATTTGTAGATGTTGTTATCAATAAGTAATTTTCCCATTATCCAATCTGTGCAGATATTAATATTATTATTATTAATAGTTTTTTGAGAATTCATTTTAATTTTATTAGTAATATTAGAAGTAAAATATTTAAATATTTCTGATGTTAAAATTATATTAGCAAGATCATAGTAAAAGTTGTACATATTAACAACCGGTTCTGTAGTCCAGCACATATTAACAATTTCGTCTTCAAGTCTAGAAATTATTTCATCAACACAATTTAAACTGTTAAATTTTTTATTTGTAATAGTTTTAGATAAGGACCCAGTTATTAATATTTGAGGTATAGGTAATTGATTTAGATGTTCTGTGTTGACTATTTTATCTAATTTGTGTATTTCACTTAATATTAATGATTGGATATCTGTAATCCTTCGTATAATTGAAATCGCTTCTCCGAGACTATCAAAGTCTTTTTGCAAAATAGATATCATTCTGGTATATCCCATATTCATTGTATAAATATTCCAATTCTTACTACTCCTGGTTGAAATTACTGTATTTTGGCTGTCACTGTTAACAATAATTGTAGGTTGGGCCAGACCATCAAACCTTATACTGAAGTCTATTCCGATTGTTTCAAGATAATGTTTATTATCACAATCAATGTGAAATACTTTTAGACTATTATCCTTTGGTAAAAATTTTTTGATTTTATTTTCAAAAAATTTATTATCATAAATACCCATATATATAGGAAACCGTTGTTTACTATAGACTTTATAGAAATCATTAAGTTCATCAATATGAAATGTAGTAAGTTCAGTTATAGATGGATAAGGTATATAAACTTCTTGGTATTCCTTATCAGGAACAGATAATCTGGGTCTTGTAAAAGGGCATTTCTTTTTACATATATTTACATGATAAGCTTTGACTATGGTATCATAACTTCCAAGTATAATAAATTTATTATTATAAATACTATCATCTGGGTTATCTTGATTTTTAATCAGGTCTTTTAAAATACCATTAACGACTTTTCTCTGTTCTTGAAGACTTTTATTTAAATTGGCACTGCTCATATTGGTTTCTGTAATTATATTATTTTTATGAGAATTACGTAAACTAATTAATGTAAATATACTATTGAATTGAGGAGAAGGTAAATTACCCATGGTTTTTTTAATATAAATTAGATTAAATTAAATAATCAAATTTATGTTATTAATAATTATATAGTTATTAAACTTACGAATATAAGGTATATTTTTTTAATTATTAATAAAATAAATAATTAAGATAAACTAATTAAATTTTTTATTAACCCAAACTCCTCCTTCTTCATCTTTAAACATTTTATTAAATTGTAATTTATTATTTTTAACATTATTTAATTTAATAAATCTTTTAAACATTCTTACTCCTACAGATTGTAGAAAACGTCTTTTTTTCCATGTTTGATAAATTTTCATCTTCTTTTTTTCATAATATTGTTCCATAGCATACTTAATTATTTTAGGATATAATTTTGGTTCAAGGGATATTACGTTATTATTTGATTCCCATTTATTTGTTTTAGTATTAAACCAACTTCCTAATATTTCAGGAACTTTTTTTTTTGTATGTATTGTTGATAAAGGAATTTTGCATATAACATCCAAATCTATATATATCCCGCCATATTTATCCAATAAAAGATATCTTACAAAATCAATTTTATAAAATGGATCCGGGAAATCATTCCATATGTCTTTAATTTTTTTAGGTTGTTTATTAATGAATTTTTTTATTTTATCATCAGTCCATAAAATATGTTTATAATCTGGATTAATTTTTTTATTAATTGCGACATTTTTTTGATAATCTTTCCTTTCTTTGTAAGGTTTTAATCCAATATCTATAAATATTTGGTGTATTATTTTTGACGACATTTATTATAAGCAAACATTATAATAAATTGTCTAATTTATAAAAATATAGTTTTATGGAAATAATTATTGAGTGATAAAAGAGATAATTTATAATAGATTATTATAATAATGGAAGTTCTTAAAAATTCATATCTTAATTTTATTGAATTAAAAAGATATAAACTCAAATCTAAATTACAAAATGATATTAGATTAGCTACATTTAATGTTCATTATTGGACAGATGTTTGGGAAAATAATAAATATAAAAAATTATTAGAAGATATAAAATATATTAATGCTGATTTTATAATTCTTCAAGAGGTAATTTTAGGAAGTAATTATACAGTAAATAATGGAAAAGTTAATACAGAGAAATTAGTAGGAACTCTGGATAAGATGGGTTATTATGTTTATTTCTGTAGCACATTACCTAATTGGACCACAGGTATATATGGCAATATGTTTTGTGTAAAACACGAGTATGTGGAAAAAATAAATATAACAAGTCATACTTTTCAAAAACCAGGTAAAACATATAAAGTCAGAGATAATGTGATGGGGGGAAATGAAACCCGATGTTTTTTACAGATAGAAATAGGTAATTTAGTTATTATTGGAACACATCTTGATGTGGGTTCAGAATCAGTTAGGAAAAGTCAAATTAACACAATATTGTCAAGATTAAATAGTCCTGAACTAAAGGATAAAAAATCAATTATAATGGGAGATTTTAATACGACATTATTAGAAAATTATAATGAAAAAGAAAAAAGAAAAAATATAATGGAATATGTCTTTCGTAATAGTAATTATTTAGCAAAAAATAATGCAATTAGTCTTATTAAAAACCAAAAATTTAAATCTGCTACTGAACCATTAAATATAGATTTAACAGTATGGTCAAATATACAGTGTGATTATATTTTTACTCGAAAAATTAGCAATATTAAACCACAAATATTATATACTCCTAATTCAGATCATCTTCCTTTAATAATTGATATTAAAAGCAATAATATATAAATATACATTCTGAAGGGGATTATATGTAAATATACAAAAATAAAATAAGTAGGTGAATTGTGAAAATATTAATATAATAATTTTAATACATACAGGTATTGAAAATATTAATAAAATTAAAATAAATTAATAGAAAACATAAATACAATAATTTATTACAAACCGCCAAGTAATTCTTCAGTTTCTCGAAGTATATCATATAGACTCCTCCCATCAACATCATCTCCAGGTAATTCTAATATACTATCCATGAGTATATCGTCGTCGGAAACTTCTTCTTCATCACTTTCTGATGGTGCTAAAGAATGTTGGTCATCCTCGGATAGTGAATAATCTATTGAATCTTCTAAAATATGCCCTACATCTTGTGAAAAATCATCATCTACAGGAGAGAATGGAATAGGTGAAGAAGGTTCATCAATAGAATCTTGTTCAAGACTTTCATCTATTCCTGGAGGGGTGTAAAATAAGAGATGACCAACAGGCATAATACTTAAAAATTGGTTTTCACCGTATTCCCATTCAACAAGATAATTCTTTTCTTGGAGTCGGACAGCATTTAAATCTGAGGTTCTACTATAAAATGAAACATCATCTGGATGAGAAGTTGTCCTGTTGTATTCAAAACCTCTGTCAGGACCTGATTGCATATACTCGATAAGATCTTGGGTTGGTTCATCTCCCAGAGTGGAAGAAACGCTGCCAGTTTGGTAAAATGTAATATTTGTGTCTTGAATTTCTAAACCTGGTTTATCTGTATAAATAAAGGAATCAGCAACTCCTCGAGATACCATTAAATCTTCTGGATGCATGTATCTAAAACTTATATTATCGTTGTCTAGTAAATTAATACCTAATTTACGTGGGTCTATTATTCTTCCTATTGAATTATTTTTTTTTAATTCGGAAGGTGTTTCTCTCTGGTAATAGGCTGTTTGAGGGTCAACTATTACTTTGTCATTCTCAAAAAAAACAGTATAGTTATTCTCGGAAGGAAGGTCGTCGAACCATGAACTATTATCTGATTCCAGGAGTTCATGCATTTGAAGTCTTTTTTGATGATTCGTAAGAGGTGGTTCTAATTCGTCTCCTCCGGCCAATTGTTTATAGGATTTAAGAATAAGTTTTCCTACTGAGGAAGAAAGTTTTACTTTTTTACCTGTAGTGGGATTTACTATAAAATCAAACTGTGACATATAATATATATACTATAATAAAAAATATTTATTATTGATACATCTTTTTTCTAAAAATATTAATTACAAAGGGGATTATGTTTAAAAACACAATATTTCAAAAAGTAGGTAAATTTTATGAAATATTAAATTTAACAATTATTACTAATAGATTACAATAATATACCAATTAAAATGTGTAAAATAAAATAAACAAATTACGGGTTTTTTTCTTGGTCTATTTTGAATTTAATTACATTGATTGCTTTTATTACATTAGCCCGGTCACCCCAAAATTTATATATGGGTTTATCAGCATATTCGTCGCACCAAATCATTGCAACATCTTGGTGTATAGCTGTTTGTTGAAGGTAGTATTTTTTAATACCATTAATCGAATCTCTTATAGTTTTATCTTCTGGAGCATTTATTTCTCCTTCACATATAATTTTATCCGAATTTAGTCTTATTTGAAGTTGCTGAATAAAGCTTTCATTAAAATTATGGGTTTTATTAAATCTGTCTGTAATCTTTTCTATGTATTGGAATGCGTCTCTTGAAGGTATTGGTTTTAATTTAAGGACCATGTGGTCTTTGGTAGGTATATTTGCGGAATCTACTTTAAAGTCTTTATAATCAACTGTAGTTACATTTTGAGTCATCTATATTAAATAATAAAAAGAAAAAATTTTTAAGATATAGGTTTATTAAGTTAATTATCCAACAATTTGCGGAGTGATACCGTAGTTTTCTGCGGCGTAGTGAATCTCAGTTGAAAGGCGTTTATCATCATTGATGAGGTCTTCAATAGTCTCGGTGTTGTTATACTTTTGGATGATTAGGGAGGCAATGGATGATTCGGCGGCCCATTCTTCAGTAGTGTGGTTCAGCATATCTTCGCTGGCGTTGCTATAGATACTTTCTCCTTCATAGACAATGTGGCTCTTGATCAAGATGAGAAGGGTGGAGATAAGGCTTCCGAAACCTATCTCCACCCGCGCTCCACGACGTTCTTGAATTGGATAGAGGTAATTGTTACCATCTTCCACAAAAAGAGCATCGTAATCATTGTACATAGCCTCAAGCCTGTATTTGGCGGCAAAGTTTAGGTGTAGACTGAGAGAAAAATCATCTTCACGGAGATGAGCCAGTCGTGCGGTTTCACTGCGTGTGGAAGGGTAGGCCATTGTAGATTTGGTAAAAAGCTGAAAAAGAAAGGATGTAATGTTTGCTACTGAAAGATGAATGAATCAAATTTTTTAGTAATACTGGTAAAGTGAAAAAGGATGTAGTGACTGTTTATTAAAATAGTGAAAGTTATCCGACGGCCTCTGGGAGAGTGATATCATCGTGGAGGGCGGCATCCGCTGCAACCCCACGGGCGGTGTTCTCCAAGAGTTCGGTGGGTTCCTGGATGGTATTCTCTGGTAGAGTGCCATACTGTTGGGCTGCGCAGTGACAGTGAATGGATAATATATGGTCATCGTTGATTATGTTCTCCAGGTAGTGGGTGTTTGGAAAGTTGCGAATAATTTGTGATGCGATGGCGCGTTCGACAAGCCAATTACCTCCAGACATAGCGATGTTGTTAAGCTGGTCAGTTGCATCCTCCATGATTGTCTCTACATGGGCAAGGTGCGATCCAATGAGAATCATGAGAGCATGGGTGAGACTCCCAGCCCCAATGGTCTGGCGGGCCTGGTAGTCATTCTGAATGGGATAAAGAAAGTCATTTCCATCAATTTCCATACTGTTGTTAAATTCTTCACGTAGTGTGTCAAGAGTGTTAACAGTGTAGGGCGTGAGTGTGATTCCGAGGGATGTTTGGGAACGTGTTTGCCTGTCAGTCATAGTAAGAGTATCTGGGAAAAAGAAAGGATGTAATGTAATGTAATGTTTGCTAATGAGAGATGCATGAATCAAATTTTTATAAGGTTGTAGGGAGTAAATGATCTAAAATTCGC